TCATGGTTAATCTCTCCAGTTCACCCCGCGAGTTCACCTGTTCACCCCCGGTTCACCTCAGTTCACTAAGCTGGTGAACCGTCCGCTAACACAGTCCCGCGGGTTTCCGACCCCGTACCCACCGAATAACCCCAGGGTCCCCGGCGGTTTCAGGCTGGCCCGCCGCCATTCGGCGGAACTTCGCACACGCCCAATCGCTTAGCGGCCCATCGTTCGTACAACCCAATGGCTACGTCCGCGCCGGCCATTGCCGTCAGGCAACCCAAGGCGCCCGCCGTCCAGATCGTCATGCCGGCGGCGATCATCAACATCATCGCCGACACCCCGCAGACAATACAGGCGCCTGACCGAAGTGCCAGCCTGCGCAACAATGCCCAGCCTCGCGCCCCGTCCTTGTCGGCCCGCCACATTTCCCCCGATACGCCACCGACCAGGGCCAGGACGATCACTAACCAGATCGGCATTTCTGCCAGTGCTTGTTGCTCGCTTGTCATCGCCAACCCCTAAACGCAAAAACCCGGCGCAATGGCCGGGTTTGGTGGTTGGTGCATGCCGCTCTCTGCGGTCGCACCTATCGAAGATGACTACTTTTTACAGGTCGATTCCGGTGGCAGCAACCCCGGTTTAATGCCACCCGGTGAATAAGTGGTCAATGTGGGGTGAACGTCTAGCGAATGTAAGCGAATAACTCACCACGGCATTCTGTTGTTTCGGCGGCGTCCCATCTGTCCCACCTTTTAGAATTGAGGTGGGACGCCTGAGAGCGCCTAGATTCGGGGCTTAGCCCCACCGTCCTACTTATTTATCTATTTTCTCGTGTAAAGAGAGAAATTTATAAACACGCTTGCGCGTGAAGCGCGCGTGCATTGTGTCTGCTACGCATATGCGGGCGGGTGACGTTGGAAGGTGGGACGGTGGGACAGCCCAACAAAGATAAGGCCCGCACCTGTCCCACTAAGCCAAAACATAGTGGGACAAGGCGGGCCGGTGGGACAGCAACTGCCGGAGCCATGCCTGGGGTCAAGCAGCCACCCCCATCAACACGCCCCAGATAACCAAATGCGCCTCATGAAGACGCTGATAATAAGTGTCACGCCCGCAGCCGCAGTGCGCATAACGCAAACGCATGTCGATATCGAGGGTGCAGTAGTGCTCTCGCACAACCGTCACCAGCTCGGGCGCGAGGTGCTTATTCACGATAAGTTCGATATCCAACGAGCTCTCCAACGGCGCACGAAATGCACGCCGCCCGCGGATTAACTGGCCGTTACTCTCCATCATCATCGCAACCATGTTTCCACCGGCCAGACCGCCTTTCGAATGGTCGGAGTGCAACTCCCGAGCCCATAACTGAAGCAACGAATCGATCTCCTTAATCATCGAAACAAAGCTCCTCGGCAACGTCGACTTCCAATTCAGGCGCCTTCCCCCAGTCCGCAGGCTTCTTGTAGCCCCACAACCGCTGCCGACTCTTGGTCATAGCACCGAGCCTGTAACGCCTCCAGCCCAGACGATGAAGGATGGCACCGACGCGCATCTGCTCTGGCTTACCCCAATGTCCCGGGTCGAGCTTGAGTGCCTGTGTCAGCACCTCACTGCCGGTCGTGGTCTCACCAATCTGCGACTCTTCCAACCAGGTCAAGATTGGCGTTTCCCATTCGTCCACTACGAAGCGCTCGTCCTGCTCCTCCGCGAACAATGCTGCCTCGTCCAGCGTTACCCACCAAAGGTCGCCCGCGTCGTAGCAGAACACCGCCTCGGCCCACAGCTGATCGCGGATCGAGCGCAACAACTCCAGATCGACTTTGGTACACGCCACCGGCCAGTAACGGCGGTTGCCGGTGGCATCTTTGAGGTACTCGTCCTGGTTCGTTGTACCCACGAAAACACACTGGCGTGGTACGTCCATTGTTCTACGGCCGTAGCTCTCGCGGTAAGTGTCGGTGGACGCAGAGAAAAACTGCTTGGCCTTGGTACTCTCGGCCTTGTTGAAGCTGTCCAGCTCACCCAGCTCGACGATCCACTTACCCCGGATCGCCTGAAACCCGTCTTTGTCGCCCAGGGCAAATGGCGTATCCATGAACCACTCACCGCCGAGAATGCTCATCGCCGTCGACTTACCGGCACCCTGCGCGCCCTCAAGGATCATCACCGAGTCAGCCTTGCAGCCCGGCTTCATCACACGCGCCACGGCCGACAACATCCAGCGCTTACCGACCTTGCTCGAGTAGTCGGTAGCCTTTACGCCCATCACATCGGTGAGCCAGCTTTCCAAGCGCGGCACGCGATCCCATTCGAGCTTTCGCAGGTACTGGCGCACTGGATGAAACGCATGGTCATGCGCAACAACACTCACCGCCTCGATCACATGCGAGGCCTTGACCCGCAAGTTGTACTGCTGCGCGAGCCACTTCATCACCCGCACGTCATCGATGTCCGCCCAGTCACCTGTGCCGCCGCCATAAGGCGCCGCACGCAGCTTGACGAGCTTCGAACTGAAGGCGCTGTAGCTGATGACCCCAGCCCAACGTGGATCATTGGCCAATATCAATTCAACGTTCTGCATGTGCGCGATCAGAGCGCCGCTATCGCTGCGAGCTAGTAGATCTTTCCAACCACCTGCAGCCGGCGGCTTGACCACGGCCAGCACCTGACGGCGCACCGCCTCCAAACCCTCGGCGACATGCAGATCGTTGAAGTCGGTCCACTTCACCTCCCGCTCACTGGAGAAAATCGGCGCGACCACTTGGCCACCGACGATCAGTGCCGCGTTATTGGCCTTCTCTTCACCGGGGTTCCAGGCGTCACCGTTTGGCTTCGTGGTTTTCCAGTCATCGTCCCTGCAAATGATCAGAGGGCAACCGGCAAACCGCTCGCGCATGGCCTTACACACGGCCAGCAGGTTACCCGCGTCGAATGCCACCGCCACGGTCAGCGAAGTCGCCATATGCAGGCTGGCGCCTGTTGCGTAGCCCTCACATACCAGCACTGGATCACCCGGATCTGCATCCGGACCGATGAGGTGGAAAGCACCCTCTTTTGACATCCCGTAGGGCCAGTAAGACTTGTCCCGACCGGTATCTTCCTGTTTGCTCGGGTAAATCACCTGAAGCCCGACGATATCGTCCCGCGCATTGCTCATGGGAACCAGGACTGCCCCGGAACGCGGCGCGTAGCGTACCCGGAAACCGACAATCTGCTTGCGGTCCAGATACTCGCTACGACCTTTCTCCGGCATGCGCTGGAACAAGCTTTCCGCTCGCTTTGCCGCTCGACGAGCCGCATTAGCTGCCACCTCTGCAGCGCGACGCTTGCCTTCTTCCTGACGGGCGCGCATAACCTCGCGTTCTTCGGGTGACATCCGACCAGCCTTGACCTTGATCTTCTGCGTCTCGCCCGAACGCCAATCGCCGAATGAACCAAAAATAAGCGTCTCGCCTTTCTCGGTGCGATGTTCATGGGCGACGTACCAGCCGTTCTTTTCGGTGCCCTTATCCTGCGCCGTCTTGCAACGAGTGAGCTTACCGAACACCAGCGGCTGCGCAGGTACAAGGCCGTAGTCTGCGAACTGAGCCAGCACTTCATCGAGCATGACGAGCTCCCTTCAATTCCGCGAGGGAAAGGCAATCCACACAATGCGTGCAGCCAGGCTGCGCCACACGGCGCGCCTCCGGAATTGCCTCATCGCATTCTTCGCAGAACAGAAACGAATGCGCCGCCAATGCAGGTTTGGCGGCGATGCGACGTGCTGCGAGCGCTTGGTCGACGCGCTCTAGCACCAGATCATTAGCGAAGTCTGCGATGTCAGCCATGGTCAGCACCTCGCGTCGTCTGGTTGACGTAGGTGGCGCGATTGAATAATCCGAGCAGCCCTTGGATCCCCCTGAACACCTGCAGGCGAATCGCTGCCAACTCTTGATCGGAGACGACGCCGTCACCGATGCTCTTGGCCCAGGTGTCGGCAAGATCAGCCACCTGCCGGAAATACTCAGCGATGCCGGTCGTCAATGTCTCGGGCATGTCGTTGGTGTAGGCCTCAGCCAGCTCCTGCCAGATCGTGTCGCCGACTAGCGCATGCACCGCATCCAGAATGCGGCGATCCTTAGTCAGTTCCAGGATCTCGCCAAACTCTTGGATGTTCACGGTGTGGCTTGGATGGGTTGGGGAAAGCTTGTGCTGCAACGTGGTGGCGTTGCGGCCAGTGGTAGCGGCGATAGCTGCGGCGCCACCAGGGTAGTCGCGTGCCGCGTGGTAAAGCGCGAGGTCAAGCGGCAGGACTTCCCGCTGGGCTCGATCAACAGAACTCAGAGCGATTCGGCTCATGGCATTAATCCTTGAATGTTGCCAGTGCCGCACGACAGGCAGTAGTGATACATTTGTCGTGTGGCGTGTAAGTGCCCAAACGCCGGCGAGGTCCCTAAGACCAACACCGGCACCGTGCCGGGGCGAACAATCCGTTGTTCACCCCTGGCGCAACAGCTGCCAGCTCTGTGGTGGAAAAGGCAGCAACACCAAAGCTTCCGAGCCTTGGAAAACGCGATAGGAGTGGGCGGTTTTGCATTTGGTTTGCCCGCCCCCCCCTATCGCGGCCCGACAGCGCTGTGGTGGTGCGTGTCGGGAGGAACTGGGCGACCCTTGGGTCGCCTTTTTTCTAACTACTATGCGGCTGCTTCAAGAGTCGGAATTGGAAATAGATCAGGCAAATCCGGGCGCAGCTCATGAGGCTTGACTTTGCCCCCTGAAGCACGAGCAACGGAATGGACACGCTCAGTAGGAACACGGCCCGATTTCAGCCATTTCCAGACGTGAGGCTGCTTAACATTACAACGCCGTGCGAGCTCAGATTGGTTTCCGCCACAAGCCTCTAGGACGCGTAGCAGTGCTCTATTACCCGCTGCGTGTTCGTTCTGCTCGATTTGGTCGATGGTCATGATTAGGCCTCAACATGAGTAACTCGGCGCAGATTATAACCTAAAGATTAATCAGTCAACAACATAGGCTGTTAGACTTTCTATAACCAGAGTCATACCCTCTCATCCATGAACTATTTAGACAAAAATCAGCTTCCCACCCTTGCTGACCGCCTGAATCATGCGATGGCAGAGCGCGGCCTGAAACAGGAGCAGCTAGCGATTGCTGCCGGCTGTACACAGGCGAGCATCCAGAAGATCAGCTCTGGAAAATCCCAGAAAAGCCGGTTCCTTGCAGCAATAGCGAGAGCGCTGCAGGTTGATGTCGACTGGCTTGAACTCGGAACGCCTCCAAAAGACCAGCTCAACGATCAGCCCGTTACCAAGCTGCGCCCCAAAGATGGAACGCCATTTGTTCTGGGCGAGCTGTCTCCTTGGGATGATGAAACCCCATTAGACGATGACGAGGTCGCATTGCCGCTTTACAAGGAAGTCGAGATTTCTTCAGGAATGGGCAGATCTTCAGTCCAGATTGATGAGGGCAGGAAAGTTCGTTTTTCCAGCTACACCCTTAGAAAGGCGGGAATCGACCCTTCCAATGCAGCCTGCGCGACCAACACAGGCAACTCAAACCACCCACTGATTC